GAGCGGCGGCGCGAGAGGGGGCGGGGTGGGGACTGGTGACGCGGGGGTGGGGTGGGTGCAGGGGGGGGGGTCGAGACGCGCGCGGGGGGCGGGCCTAATTTTCAGGGCATACCCCCCGGCGCGCACGCGCGAGGCGACCCCGGTCGAATAAGCCGATCGCAAGCACCATCCGCACCATGAACACGTCGCCCCAGGCCCACAGCGGGAGTGCCTTCTAGCCATGCTGTTTCTCTCCGCAGGCCACCATCCCGCAGCGCCTGGGGCGGCGTGGCGCGGACTCATCGAGCACACGGAAGCCGTGCGCTGGGTGCGTGAGCTGTCGCAGCTCCTGCCGACAGCGATGGTCGTCCCACCGGTTCCGCTGACCCAGAAGATCCGCTGGATCAACGCCCGGACGCATCCGGGAGATCTGGCCATCGAGATCCACTTCAATGCGGCGACCCCGAGCGTCCGCGGATCCGAGACCCTCTACAGCCCCGGCGCCCAGCGCGGCCGCGCCATCGCCGCAGACGTCCAGGCCATCTTGGCCAAGCACTTCACCCCCGACCGCGGCATCAAGGAAGGCTGGTACCAGCAAGACCCGTCCAAGGGCCGGCTGGCCTTCCTCTCCGGCACGCACTGCACGGCGCTCATCCTCGAGCCCGAGTTCATCTACAACACCGACGGCATCCGCAACGGGATGATCCCGTGCTGCGCGGATCTGGCGGCGTTTCTCAGGAGATTCACGCCATGACAGATTCATCCGGCGCCGCGCCGCGCATCACGATCGCGGACATCGAAGCGAGCATCGCCAGCGAGCACTATTTCACCGCGAAAGAAGGCGTGCTCGGCGAGATGGGCACGCTGGCAGAGTCGTTCTATCCGAACCTCCCGGAATCGCTCGGGCTTCTGACCTTCTGCGTCCTCGTGCTGAGCAAAGGCTACACCGTCGTCGGCAAGTCGGCGTGCGTGAGTCCCGAAAACTTCGACGCCGCGATCGGCCGAGATCTGGCCCGAAAGAACGCCGTTGAGCAGGTCTGGCCACTGCTGGCCTACGAGCTCAAGTCCAAGCTGTTCAACCAGAGGAACTGACCATGACCGACGAAACCGTTGTCACCAAGTCCGACTGGCTGCGCGGCGCGCTCCGGTCGCGGACCATCTACTGGAACATCGCGCTGGCCGTCCTCGGCGGCCTCGAGCTCGTCGGCGGCCACCTGACCACGCTGTTCGGGTCTCAGGTCGCAGCCGCGGTGCTGCTGATCGGCTCGATGGCCAACCTCGCGCTGCGCGCGATCACGACGGCCCCGCTGCCGCACCGCTGATGGCCTTCCTCGATCCAAGGGTCTGGCTGGCGCTGCTGGTCGCGTTCGTGGCCGGTGTAGCCACCGGCTACGGCTGGCACTACGTCAGGACGGCCAAGGCCGAGGCGGCCGTCGAGGCGCGCCAGGAAACGACCGAGACCACGGTCCAGACCACCGTCGCCACCGTCGACACCGCGGCATTGGACGCGCTCAAGGCCAGGCTGGCCGTCGCCGACCGCCGCGCCGCTTCTCTCCAGGCCCGAATCGAGGAATACCGCCGTGCGAATCCTGCTCCTGCTGACTGCCGCCTGCCTGACGGGCTGCGCGACGCCATCAATCACGATCTCGACCCCGAAGGTGCCCGATGAATACCTACAGACATGTCCTGAAAGAGCTGCTGCTCCGCTCACGAGTGCGGATCAGCACGACCTGGCTCGTGCTCTCGTCGACGCTGCGCGTTGGGGCCGAGCGTGTAAGGCGCGCCTTGACGCGCTGATCGAAGCGGTCAAGGTCCGGCAGGCCTTGGCCGAACAGCTGGAGAAACAGAAATGAACGCCACAGACCTTTCCAAGTTCCGCGTCCCGCTCGGCAGTCTCGTCGTCGACGCGTCGCTCGTCCTGGCCCTCATCTGGTGGGGCGCCACGATGACCCACAAGCTCGAAGAGATGTCACGCCGCATCCAGATGGTCGAGCAAGTGAAGATCCAACCGGAAGCGGACAGGCGAATCGCCGTCATCGAAGCGCGGTTGGCCGACCAGACGCAGCGCCTTCAGTCGATCGAGGACAAGCTAGACCGCGCGCTGGACCGCGGTCGCTGATCCGGGTGCAACTGATGCGGACCATCAAGATCACGCTTGTCGTCGAATACCACGGCTTCGATGAATCAGAGGCGCCGAGCGCTGCGGAAGCCCTGGTGTCCGACATCGAAGAGGTGCTTACGCAGTTCGGCGCAGACGCTGCGCGCGTCACGAAGGCTGAGGTCGTAGATACCGATGCCGGCTAGGGAACCGACGCAGGCGTTGTCCGGCCTGTCGATCCAGCAGGAAGCGTATTGCCGTGCCCGAGCCATGGGCATGACCCAGAAGGAAGCGGCTGTCGCGGTGGGCGACGGGGTGACCCCAAAGACCGCGTTCCGTTGGGAGCGCGAGATAGAGCTGGTGCGAAAACGCATCCAGGAACTGACTTCGATGGCGTCCAAGAACGCCATCATCAAGACCGGCCTCGACCGCCAATGGGTGATCTCGCGCCTGATGACGGTCGCGGACCGCTGCATGCAGAACGAAGAGGTGCTCGACAAGCGCGGCGACCCGACCGGCGAGTACCGCTTCGACTCGATCGGCGCGACGCGCGCGCTCGAGCTGCTTGGCAAGACGCTCAACATGTTCGACGGCGGGAAAAATCCCCTGGATGAAGCCTATGACCACCTCTCCGACGACGACCTTGCCCGAATCGCTGAAGACCTTGCCCGAAAAACAGGCCTACTTGCGGATCTTGCAAGAGCTCAGCAGGAGGCAGGACCAAAACAAGCTCTCACGCTACACGCCCTACCTCAAGCAGCGGGAGTTCCACGCGAAGGGGGCGACGCACCGCGAGAGGCTGTTCCGAGCGGGGAACCAGCTTGGCAAGACGTGGAGTTCAGCGTACGAGATAGCGATCCATCTGACGGGGCTGTACCCGGAGTGGTGGACGGGGAAACGATGGAGTAGGCCGATCACCGGCTGGGCGCTCGGCGAGTCGATGGAATCGACCCGCGACACGCTCCAGCGCCTCGTCATGGGCCGCCCCGGCGAGTGGGGCACCGGCGCCATCCCAAAGAAGCTGATCATCGGCGACCCGAAGCGCGCGCAAGGCATCGCCGACAGCATCGACTCGGTGGCCGTGCGCCACATCTCGGGCGGTCAGTCGCGCCTGTACTTCAAGTCCTACGAGAAGGGGCGCTCAAAGCTCCAAGGCGAGACGATCGACTTCGCCGCGCTCGACGAAGAGCCGCCGGCCGACATCTACACCGAGGTCTTGACCCGCACGAACGCGACGAAGGGGATCACCTGGATCACCTTCACGCCGCTGCTCGGCATGTCGGATGTCGTCCGCATGTTCTTGCAGAACCCGACGCCCGAGCGCGCCGACATCAACATGACGATCGACGATGTCGAGCACTACACGCCCGAAGAGCGCGCCAAGATCATCGCGTCCTACCCCGCCCACGAACGCGAGGCGCGCGCGCGAGGCGTGCCCATCCTAGGCTCTGGCCGGGTGTTCGCCATCGCCGAGTCCGAGCTGCGCGTCGAGCCGTTCCCGATCCCGGACTTCTGGCCGCAGATCGCCGGCATCGACTTCGGCTGGGACCACCCGACCGCGTGCGCCTGGCTGGCCTGGGACCGCGACACCGACACCGTCTACCTGCACGACGCCATCAAGCGGCGCGAGAGCACGCCGCGCGACATCGCGCCGATGATCACCGTCCGCGGCCCGTGGATCCCGGTCGCCTGGCCGCACGACGGCTTGCAGACCGAGAAGGGCTCGGGCATCCAACTGGCCGAGCTCTACCGCCAGCACGGCGTCAACATGCTGCACGAGAAGGCGTCCATGCCCGACACCGGCGCCGAGGGCGGCATACAGGTCAGCCGGTTCAGCGTCGAGGCCAGCGTCATGGCCATGCTTCAGGCCATGCAAGCCGGCAAGTTCAAGGTGTTCGCGCACCTCAACGACTGGTGGGAAGAGTTCCGGCTCTACCACCGCAAGGACGGCAAGATCGTGAAGGAGGGCGACGACCTGATCTCGGCCGTCCGCTACGCCTACATGATGCGCCGCGCGGCGATCGTCACCCCAGACCCGTCCAAGTCCATGCTCAACCCGCGGCGCGAGTTCAACTGGCGCGCAGGGTGAGTCGAATAACGGACGGCCTACCAGAATGACCCAAACCATCGTGGACGCATCATGGCTATTGGCGACATCCAGCTGACCGGGGCGGCCATCCCAGACGACGAGACCGACGCGGGGCTCAAGCCGCGCGCCGGCGTCGTGCTCGGTGAGCAGCCCACGAACAAGGAGCTGCCCGAGGAACTTCAGGACACCGCGCTCGAGCGCCGGCACGTCGAGATGTTCCTGATGGAGATCAAGAACCAGCCGCATTGGCGCCGCGAGGCCGACAAGGCCGCCGACTACTACGACGGCAACCAGCTGACCAACGAGACGGTCACCACCCTTCAGGAGCGCGGCCAGCCCCCGCTCATCACCAACCTGATCAAGCCGACCATCGACACGGTGCTCGGCATGGAAGCCAAGACCCGCACCGACTGGCGGGTGCGCCCCGAGGACGACGAGGTCTGCGACGACGACCTGGCCGAGGCGCTGTCCGTCAAGCTCAAGCACGCCGAGATCGAGAGCCGCGCCGACCGCGCGGTGTCCGACGCCTACGGCGCGCAGCTGAAGGCCGGGCTCGGGTGGGTCGAGGTCGCGCGCGAGAACGACCCGTTCCGCTGCCCGTACCGGGTGAAGTACATCCACCGGCGCGAAATCTTCTGGGACTGGCGCGCCGAGCAGCCGGACCTGTCGGACGCCCGGTACCTGATCCGGCGCCGCTGGGTCGACACCGAGCACGCCATCGCGCTGATGCCGCGCTACGCCGACCTTTTCCGCATGACCACCTCCGGGTGGGCCAACTTCGATCCGCTGCTCGAGCAAGACACCCGGCTGGTGCAGTCCTGGGAAATCGAGCGCGACACGCGGCTGTCGTCCGCTGACTGGCGCGACATCCAGCGTGAGCGCATCTGCCTGTACGAGATCTGGTACCGCAAGTGGGTCCGCGGCTACATGATGCGCCTGCCGAACGGCCGGGTCATCGAGCCCGACTTCAAGAACCCGATGCACGCCGAGGCCATCGTCAGCGGCTACGCGACGGTGCGCGAAGCCACCTTCCAGAAGGTGCGCTTGGCCTGGTACACCGGCCCCCACTTCCTGTTCGACGTGCCGAGCCCGTATCAGCACGGCATGTTCCCCTACGTCCCGTTCTTCGGCTACCGCGAAGACCTGACCAACGTGCCGTACGGCCTTGTGCGGTCGATGATCTCGCCGCAGGACGAGATCAACGCGCGCAAGTCGAAGATGCTCTGGTCGCTGAACAGCCGCCGTGTCGTCGTCGACGCCGACGCGATCGTCGACCACGGCAAGGCGTCCGAAGAAGTAGCGCGCCCCGACGCCTACATCATCCTCAATCCGAACCGGAAGCCAAATAGCCAGTTCAAGGTCGAGCCGGGCGGTGAGCTGGTCGGTGAGCAGTTCCAGGTCATGCAGGAGGCGAAGCAGGAGATCGCCGAGTCCTCCGGCATCCACAAGAGCATGCAGGGCCAGGTTGCCGGCGCGACGTCGGGCCTGGCCATCAACTCGCTGGTCGAGCAGGGTCTCAACACCTTGGCCGAGATCAACGACAACTACCGCTACAGCCGCCGCATCGTCGGCGAGATGCTGTTCGAGCTCGTGCGCCAGCACCTGGCGCAGGGGCCGGCCAAGGTCGTCATCGGCCAGGGCAAGCAGAAGAAGGTCATCCCGCTCAACACGCCGGGCATCGACGAAGAGACCGGTCAGCCGACGCTGCTCAACGACGTGTCAAAGGTGCGCGCGAAAGTCGTCCTCGACGACATCCCGAGCACGCCGACCTACCGCACGCAGCAGTTCATGATGCTGACCGAGGTCACCAAGTCCCTGCCGCCCGAGCTCCAGGCTCAGGTCATCGACTTCGTGGTCGAGGCGACCGATCTGCCAAAGCGCCACCAGATCGCCGACCGCCTCCGCGCGGCCATCGGCATCCAGTCGCCGGAGCAGCAGGAAGCCGCCGCCCAGGCGCAGATGCAGGCGCAGCAGGAAGAAATGGCCATGCTGCGCGAAGAGCGACAAGTCGGCATGCAAGAGAAAGCGGCCAAGGCTCAGAAGCTCATGGCCGAGGCTCAGCAGATCGCCGGCGGTCTGGCCGCAGGCGGCGAGGTCGCAGAGATGCAGGCCGCGTTCGAGCAGCAGATGCGTCCGCTCTACGAGCAGATCACGATGCTCAAGGCGCAGCTGGCCAACCGCGAACAGGAAATCCAGGCCAAGTACCAGGCCGACATCGAGACGGCCAACATCGACGCGATGGCCAAAGTCCAGGCTGAGCAGGCCAAGGCCGCCAGCATGGACGCGCTCAAACCGTTCGCCGACCAGATCCAGAACATGGTCGCGCAGATGCAGCAGATGAACGTCGAGCACAAGGCCGCGATAGACCAGCTCAACACCACGCACAAGGCCGAGCTGCAAGTGCTGCGCTCCGAGGTCGAGTCCGTGCGTAAGGCCGCCGAAGAGCGCCCAGAGCCGGAAGAGCCGGAAGAGAAGGAAGACCCCGCGATGGCTCAGATTCTCGCCACCCTGGCGCAGACGCAGGCCACGCTGGCCAAGGTGATGTCCGCGCCCAAGCAGACGAAGATCATCGAAGACAAGAACGGGCGCGCGATCGGCGCGGTGACCAAACCAAGTGACGAGGAGTAACTGACATGACTGTGATCTACGACACGGCGACCAAGACGGCGCGCATGACTGCGGTGCGAGACCAGATCGACGCCGGCGCATCGGCTGGCGTGCTCCAGATCGGAACCTCCGGCATGGCCGTCGTGCTGGCCGACTTCACGCTGAACGACCCGTGCGGCACGATCTCGGGCGATGTGCTCGGCTTCTCGGGCTTCCCGAAGAGCGACACCAGCGCCAACGCCACCGGCAAGGCGCTGTCCGCGCGCATCCGCGACAGCAGCAACAACAACCGCGTCACCGGCCTCGATGTCGGCCTGACCAGCACCGCGGCCCCCGCCTGGGCCGGCAGCACGGCCTACACCGCCGGCGTGTACCGCACGAACGGCGCCAACATTTACAGGTGCGTCACGAGCGGCACGAGCGCCTCGAGCGGCGGCCCCACCGGCACCGGCACGGGCATCACCGACGGCACGGCGACCTGGGACTGGTACTGCAAAGCCGGCGCCGACATCCAGCTCGACAGTCTCGAGATCACGACCGGGCAGACGGTCACGATCAACAACGCGGCCATCACCCACGCGCCGTAATGAAGGGGCTCTCAAATGGAATCGCGCACGCTCTATGCAGGCGAATCGGTCGCTTGTAATGAGTCATATGAGGTCGTCAGCGAAGGCGAATATCTGCTGCTCGACCTAGTGCCATGCGCTATCAAAGGATCGACGGCGCCAATCTGCGCGTTTCTTTGCGCGTCAGTAGTCGGGATTGACCCGAACGAGGTAACTGAATGAAAGCGGCAATCGAACAGGTGTTCAACGGCTCACTCGCGCAGCAGCCTGTCGGCGGCGCGTATGACGCGACGAAGATCAACCGCGGCAAACACACGGGCCAGTTCAATCTCGGCTCTGGGCCGCTGGACAAGTTCGTCGGCCCGGCACCGGTTGGCGTCGCCAACGTCGGAGAATCGCCGCTCGCAATCACTACCGGCGTGCTGCACGTCTACAAAGTCAACGACGACCTGTTCTGGGTGTTCGGCAGCGCGAACACGACGGCGGCTGCGACGCGACCGGTGCAGCTCTGGACGTTCGTGCCTTCAACGAACACCTACACCCTCATCGGCGCGGTCACGCTGACTTTCCCGGCCGCAACTAACCACACCGTTCGCGGCTTGCGCGCCGTCATCGAGAACTACTCGACCGGCACGGTCGGCGTGAACGGAAACGCCGTCACCGGCTCTGGAACGGACTTCACGACCCAATGCGTCGGCTCTCGCATCGGCTTCGGTTCGACCGACCCGAACGCCATCACGACGTGGTATCCGATCTCTGCCATCGGCAGCGCGACCGGACTGACGCTCGGGTCGAGTGCGGGGACGATCGCCGCCGGCACGCCGTACGTCATCCAAGACATGATGATCGTCGTTGCCACGACGAATGCCACCGTAACAAACGGCGGTCTGTTCGTGGCGAAGGGTCTGCGTTACGAGGACTTCAACGTCCCAGCGAACACGATCCCGG